TGGGTGCCCTGACCGCAACCCTGCCCCCTTTGTCCAGGGCATCCATGACCTGGATCTGCCATGGATAGAGGGTCTTCATTTCCAGCACTGCACTGGAGAACCCAGCCAGGCTGGACAGGAATCTAAGTTTCTGGGTTTCGTTCACCAGGATGGCCCGTATTCTGCATTATAGCCATTTGCAGACGCTTTTGTTCGGCTTTAAGTGCCTTGCGCCTGCGCCTGGCCATGATCCGTCTTTTGACCCGATAGACCAAGGCGTAGTCGGGATCGTTCCTGAGCCTGCGCCTTAGCCAGTCCCTGGTCATGGCGTAGAACCTGCGCTTGTAGGCCTCGTCGGAATGGAGCCTGGCTTTGTGCGCTGCGTAGTCCCAGGGCATTGGTCAAAGTGCCCAGGTTGGGCAAAAATTTGGGGTGGGGGTGATGGGAAATGAGGTACCCCCGTGTAGCCGATAATACGGAAGGGGTGTGTGTTTTTGGGGGCATATATATAAGTAGTACATACAGGGGGGCGGGTGGTGGTAGTGGGGTATCTAGGGAGCTTCGGGCTTTTGCCCTGGAACTACTTCCTCTGCCGTAATTTCCACAGCACTTTGGTTCCTTTCCAAAATCAAATCCGATGCTGATGATGAGGAGGTTGGAAGGGAAAGTTGGGTGGTGGTGGCCTGATTCTCCATCAGAACTCCATCCAGGTTTGCACGCCTTGCCTCTGCCAACTTGGCACAAAGATCCTGGCTAACGTCTAACGTGACGTTGTTATTCACTGAACCTGAAACCCTTAGCTCTGCCTTACTCGAGAACTCCGCAGGTCTCACTCTCTCGAGGAGCCACTGAGCTGACTGAGGTGAGGTGTTGGCGTGTCGTCTCAGCTTCGCCAGGTTGTCAGATACGAAAGCCTCACGCTGTCCGTCCATCATCGATGCCCACCCAGGATTCTCCTCCCTCAATTCGAGGAATTTCGAGTAGGAAATGTTTAGGCATCCAGCAATCGACTTGTAAGGCATCCCGATCCTGGCCAAGTCCATCATCTCCTTGATCACCTTCTGGCTGAATCCCTCGAGCTTGATCTTAGGCCTTCCGACCTGCCTTTTCTCTTTCTGCACGACCTCGATCCCATTTGCCGTCAGCTGGGTCTCCAGGCTCTCCGTGTTGTTGGGTTCGACCTTCCTGATCCTGGTGATCATCCTACGCTTCCTGGGCATCGGTGAGACTATTAGCAGTCTTTATCGGCTATGTCGAATGCTTTGTAGTTGACACTCCCAGCCCCTGGATTACCTTGGTTTGATATAGCAGGTTGGAAGTCCTCCCGAAGGAAGTCAGACTGAAAAAGGCCTTGCGGGTTGCGATCTTACTCGAAGGGCGGACTCTCGAGACCTCCATCCGCCCCTAAAAAATACAGGCGTTTGACTCGAAGAATCGAGCGTGAGGGCTGGTAAACCCGAGCACGAAAAGACAAACACTGCGAGCGAACATCCCAAGCGGTGACGACTCCCAAGCCTTCCCCTTGATTGGGGGAGGCTGTCAGCTCACGAGACAAACCCAGCAGTGAGGTCGGATCCCGAGGTTGAGTGACGACTACAAAACTAATACAGTGTATTATCTTAGCTTATAACGTCTGCAAGGCAGTTGACCGCAGATACCCCTCGATGCATAGTGGTGAGGTGCGAGGCAATCCCAGAGGGAAAACCGAGCACAAACAAAAAACAAAATAGGAGGAACAGACAATGAACCACAAACAGGAAGAGCTGACATCGGCTGATTATGACAGGGTTTGGGCCAAGGATGAAATCCCTTTCATCGATTCGGCTGAAGGCCTGGCCAGCTTGGCTGATACGCTTGGTCTTCGCTCAGACTGGCACGAGCCTGACGAGTCGGATGTAACCGCAACCCTAGTAAATCCGACATATAAAGGGGGCAACCTCTTTAATCTAAGGGAGACAAAAATCCGCCACCTGGACAATGCATACACGGACAGGACTGAGGCTTACCTGGCCATCTATAAGGACGGCGAAGTAAAGGCCAGGATCAACATCGCAACCCTTCTGGCACTCGCCAGCGGTTACGATTCCAGGCTCGAGAAACGCATCTACAGCAAACTAACCACGGAGGGCAGACAATGAACAAGAAACTCAACCTAACCCACATCGAACTCAACAAGGTGGCCTTCCTGGCCGACCTGTCCATCTCCCGATACATCGGGGGCAAGCAGGATCGGAAAGCGACCCAGGAAGTCGAATCAAACCACAAGATCCTGGCTGGTGAGGCTGGCAGGTTCGTCAAAGCCTTGATCAAGCCTGAGGCACTGAAACCGATCAATCGGGTGGCCTACGCCATTCGGGAGACCTTCTATGCCCACACCCTCCCCTATCGGGGAGAGAATCGGATCCTGCCTGTCAAGCTGGCGACCAGGTACGCAGACAGACACCGCAAGCTGACCAAGGAGTTTGAGAAGCTGGCGGACGGCCTGGCGAGTGACTTCGATTCCCTGGTCGAGGAGGCCAAGGGTCGTCTGAACGGCCTGTTCAACCCCTCCGACTATCCCGCAACCGCTGGTGAGTTTCGGGGCAAGTTCGGGGTCGAGCTGGCCAAGTTCCCCTTCCCCAGGACGACAGACCTGTCCTCCAAGGAAGACCAGGAGCGTGCCCAACAGCTGGTCGCTGGTGCGATCACCAACGCCCACCACGACCTGCTCTCCCGAGTGGTCGAGGTCGTGGACAAGTTCCAGGCGGTCTTGTCCCAGCCCGAGGCCATCTTCAGGGATCAGACGATCCATCGGGTCAGTGAGGTCATCGAGGAGGCTCGGGATCTCAACTTCTCTGGGGACTCGGACATCGACTCTGCCCTGGCTCAGGCGGGAGACCGCCTTCGCCAGTTCAGGGATCCCAACACCCTCAGGGAAAACCTGAACGCCAGGAATGAGGCCACCCAGACAGCTCGGTCTGTCCTGGGAGACCTCAAGTCCCTGGCCTCGGTCTTCTCTGGGTCAACCGCAACTGCAAACAGCTAGGAGACATCTGATGACATACGAACAGCTGGCCGTCCTCGATCTTGTGACGAGGATCACCCTGCCCCTGGGGATCTCGGGTCTCTTCATCGGAGCCTGGATCGTCCTCAAGGACTGACACCAACAACAACAAAACAGAAAGAGGAACAGAAAATGAACACAAAAACAAAAGTGGACACGCACATCAACAGGGTTCGGTTGGGGTCACTCTCAGCCGACCTGGAAAAATCATTCGAAAGCAACGTTTCCCTGCTCCTGGTCGGAAGGCCTGGAGTCGGGAAGACCGCCATCGTGAGGGATGCCTGGCGGAAGGTTGCCCAAAGGATCGGGGGCGATCCCGAGGTTGTGGTTGATACCCCCGCATGCTCGGATCCCACCGACTACAAGGGTCTTCCCTGCGTGGTCGATGGTCACGCCGTCTTCGACCCCATCGGTCTGCTCAGGAAACTTCTCGGGGCGACCACCCCGACCCTGTTTTTCCTGGACGACCTGGGTCAGGCATCCGAGTCCATCCAGAAGGCACTCCAGCACATCATCTGGGCAAGGGAGGTCGAGGGTCGCAGGATCCCCGACTGCGTCAGGTTCGTGGGTGCGACCAACTCGAGGCTGGATCGGGCGGGAGTCTGCAACCTGATCTCCCCGCTCGTCTCCCGCTTCGATGCGGTCATCCACGCCGAGCCTGACCTGGAACACTGGACATCCTGGGGAGCGGAGAACGGAATCGACTCGAGGATCCTTTCGTTCCTCCAGTTCAAGCCCGACTGCTTCTCCCAGGAGCCTCCCCAGGACTTCGCTACCAAGTTCGGGTGTCCCCGAGCGTGGGAGGCGGTCAACAAGTTGCTGGGTCAGGGACTCAGCTCCCCAGCCTGGCTGGTCGGGAGCCTGGGATCCGCTGGCGTGGACTTCCACGGATTCCTGGCCGTTTACGAGGGTCTGGCCGACCTTCCCGAAAAGGTTCTGGCATCCCCCAAGACGGCAAGGATCCCAGACCTGAAGAAGGAACCTGAGGTTCTGTGGGCACTCCTGGGGGCACTGGTCTCCAGGGTCAAGACCCCCAAACACTGCGAGTCCTTCTTCACCTACCTCCCCCGCCTTCCCCAGGCGTTTGAGGTGTTCGGGGCGAAGCTGTTCGACAAGCTGTGCCCGAAACTGAGGGAGAACAAGGCGTTCGTGGACTGGACGATCAATCGTGCCCACCTGGTGGGGCTGAAATAAGGAGGGGCAAACAATGAACAAGGCACAAAAGAAAATCGATGATGCGGTGACCGACCTCGTGTTGGATCACACCTTCTTCGGAACGCTGGCCGTGTCCGCCCCGACCTACCTGGACAGGGACTGCCCGACAGCGTGCACGGACGGAACCTCGATCCGATTCGGGATCGACTTCGTCAGCTCGCTTAAGCAGGCGGAGGTCACTGGCCTGACAGCACACGAGGTGTTGCACATCGCACTCCTCCACGCTTTCAGGCGGGGATCCAGGGATCCAGTCCTATGGAACATCGCCTGCGACTACGTGATCAACCTGATCCTCAAGGACGCTGGGTTTACCCTCCCCGAAGGAGGTCTGGTGGACGAGCAGTACAGGGATCTGTCCGAGGAGGAGGTCTACGCCCGACTCCAGTCCAAGTCCAAGAAGGTGAAGCCCCAGGGCTGGGGTCAGGTCGAGGATCCCAAGGATCACAACGGCAAACCCCTGTCCTCCCAGGAGATCGAGATCCTGGCCAGGGACATCCAGGCGAAGGTCTCCAGGGCACAAGCTGTCGCCAAGTTGGCTGGGACAATCCCAGGAGACCTGGACAGGCTCATCACGGCATCGAGGGAGCCAGCCGTGGAGTGGTTTGAGCTGATCCGAAAACACCTGACCGAGGTGGCCAAGGATGACTGGAGCTGGCGAAGACCCTCACGGAGGTCTCCCAGGGGGATCATCCTCCCCAGCCTGGACAATCAGAACAGGGGACTGGTCGCAGTCACCATCGACCTGTCTGGATCCATCTCCCAATCCCAGGGAGAGCAGGCACTGGCCGAGGCCTTGTCCGTCTGCCAGTCCCTCAACCTGACCCTGGTCATCGGCAGTTGCGACACCCGCCACTACGGATTCCAGGAGTACCAGGTCGGGGATCCGTTCCCCAACCTCAGGGGCGGGGGCGGGACTGACTTCGACCACGCTTCCGAGGTTCTCCAGGAGTTCATCGATGAGGGCAGCGATGTGAAGTGCCACATCTTCCTGACTGACGGAGATACCTGCAGTTGGGGCGAGGAGATTGTGCCCACGATCTGGGGGATCCATTCGACCAGGTCGGACATCAACCCCCCATTCGGGGTCAAGGTGGAGATTCCCCAGGAGGTGACAGCGTGAAGACCAAGGTGGAAAAACTGGCCGAGCTGGATATCGAGCGGAGCGTGGATGCCAGGTCTGACTTTGAGGCAGGCCTGAAGAAGCCTGACCTGGACTTCCTCAGGAGGCTGAGGGCTGAGTACAGGCTCAGGAAGGACGATCCAGACTGGGAGGTCGATGAGATAGACAGGGACAACGTCTCCGATGTCATCCAGGACTACTGCGACAAGTGGGCGAGGGAGGCGGTGAAGTCTGGATGGTGGGTCGAGTACAGGTATCCGACCAGGAAAGACCTAAGCCATCTCCCAGAGTCAACCCGACTGAGCGTGAGGGGTTGCCCGAAGATCACTGGATCGGGGAACCACGTCACCAGGGAGTTCTGGTTCGATGGTCAGGAGATCCTGTCCGTATCGATCCACAGGATCGGAGCCAATAACTACGTGCCTGCGTTCTCCACCCCCAACTTCCAAGCACCACTCAACAGCTACTCAAACACCGACCAGTACCACAGGAAGCCCGAGGATGCGTTGGCAAGTGCCCTGCACGATGCACTCAGGGAGTTCTACTGCGGGTCGGCCTAACCAAAAGGAGGAACAAAAGATGAACAAGACATACAAAGCAAAGAAGTACGCCGTCATCTCATCGATTGCCGAACACTTCCCCGCTGATGCGGTGGACAGGATCAAGGCCAGTGCGGTGAGGTTCAAGCTAAGGGGGATTCCAGAACTCAACTGGGATCTGTCCGACTACTGCGAGAACCATCCGAGCACCTGGATCAAGACCAAAGCCTGCGAGATCGAGAAGCGGTTTCAGACCTGTGACTTCGAGGATCGTGGGTCGTCCGAGTCCATCGCCAAGCTGAGATCCCTCAACAGCTCCAGGGGTTTGTCGGTGGTCATCAACCTGGATCCAATCGTGCTCAGGCACTACAACCTGCCAGGAAACTGGATCATCAGGAAGGACTCGTTGCACCTTGCACCCGCCCTCCTGGTCGAGACCCATCGCCTGGCCACCAGGTTGGCCAGGGATTACTCCACCTCCAGGGAGAAGCCAGCGAGGGAGCGAAGGCTAAAGATTGCCACCCTCAAGAGCCTGTCGAGGCTCGCTGGGTTCAAGACCAGGGCAGTGGCGGTACAGGTCGGGGAGAACTTTGAGCCAGAGGACGATGACACCTACTGCTCCAGGTCTTACGTGTCGCTGGGCAAGAGGGTCTCTGGCGGTGAGGTCGAACTCAACTACATAGCCGACAGGAGGGGCGATGGTCACCTAAAGCTGGAGATCACGCTCAAGACAGAGTCCCCCGCCCTCCGTGGGAAGAACTGCCACAAGCTGACCCGACTGCTGGCGGCGATCAGGGGGTTGGATAAATGACTGCCCCCATCGCAAGGAACATCGATTTCCTGACCCGCAGGGGCTGGTGCAGGACGGACGAGGGAACCGAGGTCTATCCCAGGACGGGTCAGTTCAAGTCCTGGTACAGGTTCGGGCGTGGCAACAGGTGGGTGGAACTCCAGACCAGGTGCGGGATTGACGGATGCACCAGGACAAAGGTCTGGTTCTGGAGGAATGGATCCTCCGACCACCCGCTGATCAGGCAGATCTCGAACAACAGGAATTATCCTATTGCCTTGGCTGGGTACGAGTCCAGGCGTGGATCCCTCAACCTCATCAACGGATGTTCCATATTCGGGTCGGAGAACATGAAGTTCCCCTCCCGAATCGAATCCTTCGAGGCTCTCCACCACCGAGCGGTGGTGTGGATCCTCAACGGATCAGTGCCCAGGCGGGTGCTGGTCAATCAACCAACCAACGAGGAGGCATTATGCAGTTAGCGGAACTGGTCGAGGATCCAGACAAGCTGGACAAACTCGCCAACAACATCATCAACAGGCTCACCAGGGCTGAGATCCTGGATTCCAGCTCGGGAGCCATAGCCGAGGCGTATGACGAGATCGAGGAGGCGGTGAAGGAGTTCACTGAGGAGATGTCGTGAGGATCTCGGTGAGCATTGGGGAGGAGCTGATGGGTCAACTCAAACAGAAAGCCGAATCCGAGGGAGCCAGGTCACTGGCATCCATTATCCGTGAGGCCTTGGAGATGTGGCTGGAGGAGGGCAAATGACGGAGGAGAATCGTGAGGATATGTTCCGAGCCGTGCTTACGGGTCGGATGAAGGTGGTCGAGGACAAGATGCGGGAAGTCGATCAGGCCGTGGCGATCCTGGTGGACAGGATCAGGTCGGTCACGGAAATGGTCGAGACCTTCCCCGAAAAGTACGGGGGTAAGGTCGAGACCAAGATCGAGACCAAGCTGGTTCCGAAGTACCACTTCATGGTGGATCCAAAGGTCGTCAACGATAAGTCACGCACACCCAACTCGGTGGCTCTCCGCTGGGCAATCTGGAAGGCGATGCACAAGGCTGGCCTTGGAACCAGGGAGATCTCCCAGCGTTTCAATGTCAACAGACACACGGTTGAGTATGCGATGCGTCAGGGATGGAAGCCCAGCAACCTAAAGCTGGCCGACTCCTGGTATGCCAAACAGCTCAAGCTCATCTAGCACAGCGGTTGCCGTGGGAGCCATCACGCTCCTGTTGGCCTTTGCCTGCTGGTCTTTAACGACTGCTTTGCAGTTGCCCGAGACTCAGTTCTGCCTCGCTGGCAAGGTTCCTGAGTTGCCTGGCAAGGAGTCCAAAGTCCTGGGACAACGCTGACGAGGGAGCCAGGTAGGCTGGAGGGTAATCCCTTCTGTGGTGCAACCACTCCTGCCTCTTGGCACCCTCGGCACGGATCCACCCAAGCAACTCGTATGCGGGGGAGCTACCACGCACAGCCACCACGATGCCTGTGTCCTTGGGCTTCACCTTGCAGCTGGTTCTGTTTGGATCCTGGTTCCATCGAACCTCCAGACCAGTGCGAGGGAGGTCTTCCCTTTGTCCTACGTTGACCGATCCGTCCCAGTAGAGTCCAAGGGCTTTGGCCACCGCCATCTCGGCACCAGCCGCCTCGATGTGGGTTCCCCAGCTGGCCAGGTCATCCTTGAATACCGAGTCCCTTAGGCCTCTGACCCTGGCGTTGGCTTCCCGCCTTGCACCCACATCGTAGGCAATGGCCATCTCGTACCAGGCCAGCTGAATCTTCATTCGTGGGAAAGGATGATGAAGACAACCATCATCACAAACAGCATGGCAACGAGGGAGCTGACGCTCACGGCTGGCAGGCCTTCTCAACGGCATCGGCGATGTCCCTGGGCTTGATGCTGGCCAGCTCCTCGCAGATTCCAGACACGTTGCAGTGCCCACCCTCTGGGAAGGTGGTCGAGCAACCTGGGTGGTGCATGCAGGGAGCCAGCCTGCAGACACCTTTCCCGTAGATTGGGATGTGCCTGGCTCCGTCCATCACCCGAAGGTCGTGCTTGAAGGATCCCCAGATGCCCACGGTTGGCTTGCCCATGGCCGAGGCAAATGGGATAAGGCTTGAGTCCACGGCGAGGGCGGCATCGCAGTGGGAGACAACGCAAAGGGAGTCCTCCCAGGACAGCGGGATCTTGACCATCGCCAGGTTCACGGTTTTGGGAAACCAGTCGTTGGGTGTAATGATGCTTCCGTGCTCTGCCACAATCACGCACTGGATGTCACGACCCATCAGTTCCCTGACGACCTGGGACATCAGGCTGTCGGGATAGGTTCTGACGGGTGAGCTGGCCCTGGGCTGGATCGCCACCCTGTACCTGCCGTGGCGTGGGATGAAGTTGGAGGCCTGGCCAACCTTGACGGGGTTCAGGTTGAGGACATAGCTCCTGTCCAGGGGCGTGATCCCAGCAACCTTGGCGAAACAATCCACGGCATGGTCGGTGGTGTTCCCCTCAATCGCACCCTCCAGGTTGAGGATCTGGTCGTACCCAGCGCAGTCGGACAGCCTGAGCGGGTACTGGATAAACGAATCAACCGACGGGTTGTGGGCTACCAACCATGGCAACCTTGCCCCAGCGCAGTAGGTGATTTTGCAGTTGGGATATCTTCGCTTCAGCTCCTTGAGGAGCGGGGTTGTGTAAAGGATGTCCCCCGCACCGCCTGCCCTGACGACCAGGATCTTCCAGGCTCGGTCAGGCTCCGCATCCATCTCGTCCACCCTCCACCTGGTGTTGGCATCCCTGACCTCACCATCACCCTTGACCTTGTGGAGAAGGCCAGGGACTCCCTGATTCTCCAGGAGGTAGGGAACCTTTGGCTCAAGGCTTAGGCCTCCAGCGTCCCACTCAACACTCTTGTTGAAGACAACGATCTTCACCGCTCGGGGATCCTGTTGAGGAAAATGGGGGTCTGTTTCCCCACGTATGCCCCAAGCTGGTTGTACTCGAAGTACTCAACGGCCTCCTCGTGGGTCATCCCATCCCGCTTCATCAGCTTCTGGATGATCCAGTCCATATCGTAACAGAGGACGGGTCCAGACCCGCATCGGTATCCGACCCCCACAATGCAGTCGTCAAACCCATCCATCTTCATTGCACCTGGAGCCGCCTCCTTCAGGTACCCATCACTGAACCCACGGGATCTCTTCACGGGAACCTGTGCCCGTACTCGGGGTCTGGGTACATTTGCCCGTAGACTGGATCCACCACGGTGCAGTTCTCCAGGTGGGTGCCCATCGGCTGCCCAGAGTTGGAGGTGTAGTAGACCAGCGAGTACCAATCCCAGTCATCATCGTGCTCGGGACAGATCGTCCAGTTTCCTGGCTCGATGGTTTCCCCATTGGTCTTGAGCCTGCAGTACGACTCCCAGCTCATTTGAACTTCGGACCCGTGAACCAGGCCACCAGCACCCATCTCTCCCCTTTCCAGGGACTACGGGCGCAGTGGCGGATGAAGGACGGGAACCACAGGCCAGACCCGATCTCCCGCTGGTACTCCCGATTGTATACCTGGTTCCCCTCGATCCTGAACCCGCCACCCCGATAGTCCTCCACATCCTTGGACAGGTTGAAGACTGCCGTGAGTTTCCTGTAGCTGTCTGGGAACACATCCACGTGCCAGGAGAACCACTGCATGGGTCGGTACCTGAGAACCTGGAGAGCCTGCACCCCATTCAGGTCGAACCCGAAGTTGGTTTCGTTGACCTCGGCGGTTGCGTTCTCCACGATGCGGTACATCCACTCCGTCTTCTCGGAACGCTTGAGCCAGCAGGAGTCGCAGGTTCTGGCCCAGTTATAGATCGACTTGCCGTTACGCAGGATCTTGGCCCTGCTCATGCCCTCGATCTGGGCATCCAGGATGATCGACACGCACTGGTTGGGGGTGAAGACCATCGGCCTGACCACGGCGGCTGCAATGTCATACTTTGCAGTTGCCACAGGCTCAAGAACAGGGGGCATGCCAGCTGTTAAACAGGGTGTAACTGAGGAACAGACACTACCCGTGCTCGGATCTCCCGAACCTCTATGGCTGACAGCCTCCCTTGTTGAATCTGCTTCACGGCTAACCCTTGGCAACAGGACTCTTCTCATTTGTTTCCCCCAGTTGTGCATAGGCCAGACAACATCTGACCAATGCGTTTCTTGTGTGTATCTGGACAGACTCCTCATCCCTGAGTTCAAGCCCGTCCAAAAGCATCAACGCCTGGGTGGCGTGCCGTATCACCCTTGTCAGGTGCCAGCGTGGGTTTGCCTCAACCCCCTGGTTCCATGTCCCCTGCCCGTGCTTTCCGCTGGCCAGGCTCTCCTCCATCACATCGAGCACAGCCCTGTAGGCAAGCTCGGCCAGCTCCTCGTTGCTGGGCGTGTGCCTGGTGATGGTCGGGGTCAGGCAGGTGGTGGTGGTCATGGAAGGAAATAGAGTGAGTCGCTTACGTCCTGGACAATCATCTGATAGCCAAGCCCACCCAGGTACTCGTTGATCCTGTCGTAGTCTGGGTTCCTGTACCCAGAATGGGTGAAGTGAGTCTCGGCACGCAGGAGCCTCGGCCTGCTCTGCCTCATCTGCCCGATCACCATCCACTCCGCACCCTCGATATCCACGGCAAGGATGTCTGGCTTCATCCCGTCCAGGGCCGTGTCAAAGCGGATGCTTTTAACCTTCCTGACAAACTTCGACTCAAATGCATCCCTCTTCATGTGCGAGTGTTTTGGGTGTTCGTCTGGGGCACATCCGACTGGGACATCCTCAATCCATGATCCCTCCCCCCTGTCGTAAAGGTTGACCTCCCCATCCGTGCTCCCGCAGACAGCCTCGATCACGGTTGCCCTTGGGAACTCCCTCCTCAACGCCTCCACGCACCAGGGCAACGGCTCCACCAGGAGAGTCTCAACCCCATCCCTGATGAACCCCGAGAGGGCGCATTTGTCTGGATCGTTGGTCCCGATCTCCATCACGAACCTGGGATTCAGGCCGATGGCTTTGGATATTTTGTAAAGGTCAATCACGGGTAGTGGGGCTTGGGGGGTTGGGGGACAGCCCTGCCAAAGGTCGGGTTCTCGGTCCCACGCAGATCCTTCAGATCGAAGTCCAGGATGTTTCCGTCCTGCAGGAAAACCGTGGCAATCTTGTTGTGCTCCAGGCCTGGCTCATAGCACAGCACCCACATCCCCTCACCCAGCGGGGTCATCACCCACAGCGGAGGATTAAGCTGAAGCATCACGGCTCGTCATCCTCCAGGCTGGCCTTGACCCTTGCCTCCCACTCTGGCCTTTCCCCCACCTGGTTAAGCCATTCGTCCACCATCTTGAGAGCGTCATACATGCGCCTGTTGTGCAACCAGAGACGCTCGTTACACTCGGTGGCCTGCTGGAGTCCGATCTCCAGGGCACGCCTGGCTGGATCGCTGTAGGTGGTCACTTCGTCCCCCTTCGACGAGATGATTTTTCTTTGTTGATCTGACGTTCTTCGATATAGGACTGCCACTGTTGCCTCGCTTCCTCGGCCAATGCTTTTGTTGGCTGGTCCCACCCCAACTCGGGGAGTCTCCCACCCATGATCCACCTCGGGCCGAGGGGACATTCACCCAGAAAGCTGGTTGTAGTCAAATGATATTGATTGCAGTTGTCTTTGACCTTGACTTCGATCTTCATAGGGCTGCCTGGGTTTCGTATTTGAACGACTGAAACTTCGGGTCGAAGACAAAGGGGATGTCGGAATGGTTGGATCCACGGCGGGATTTCCTGACCTTGACGTAGATCCGCCTGTCGGACTTCTTGGGGTCACGCCTGTCCAGGATCAGAACCTCGTCCGCATTCTCGGCCAGCCCGTTGGAATCCTTCAGATGATGCAACTCGGCCTGCTGGTCATAGACGCTCTGGCGGTTGAGCTGGACGCATCCCAGGATCGGGATGTCCAGCTCCTTGGCCAGGCTCTTGGCCTGCACCGCCACCATCTCCAGCTCCCTGGCCCTGCTGTCATGCTTCTTGGTCTCAACGTGAACCTTGCCCAAAAGATCAATGACCAGGAGCTTGCAGTCCCTGCGCTTGAGCCTTCTTGCCTCGGCCCTGATCTCGTTCATCGACCAGGTCGGCCTATCCATGACCACCAGCGGAAGGCTTCTCATCTCCTCGGCCACCTGATCCAGGGTCTCCAGCTGTTCCTTGGTTAGCCTTCCCAGGGCACGCAGCTCGTCCGTCGATACCCTCCCAGAAAGGGCAATCATCCTTTCGGCGATGTCCCCAGAGGAAAGCTCCATCGAGATGTAGGCAACCTTGTTGCCATGACGCAGGGCGTTATGACACATCTGGATGGCAAAGGCCGATTTGCCCATGTTGGTAAATCCAGCCAACAGGATCAGGTGCCCGTTGGTCAGGCCTCCGATGCAGTGGTCCAGCTCTGGATAACCAGTCGAAATCCCAGCGTAGGCATCCCCAGCCTCAATCAGCTTTCGTGCCCTGTCCGTGATCGAAAGGGCGGCATCCCCGATGTCCACCCCCTTGTTTCGGGAGAAGGTCGCATCGTTGGAGTACTCCTCCATCGCCGCCGATATCTCCCTGGAGTTGGCCCCGTGCTGGATGAGGTGCATTGAGTTCTCTGCGGCCAGGTACATCGACCTGATCTTGGCCATTTCCACCAGCCTGTCCTCGAAGGAGGCCAGGTGCTGGCTGGAAGAGACAATCGGCTTGGAGGTCAGGGTGCTGACGTAGTGCGTCATCATCTGCCTCTCCCCGTTCTTGAACTCCGAGATCAAAAGGACTGGGTCGGCAGGTGCTCCCCTGCTGGCCAGCTTGCACATGGCGTTGTGGATCTGCTTGGTGACTGGGTTCCCGAACAGCTCCCCAGGCCATCCGCAGATCTCTCGGTGGATCTCTGGGTCGGCCATTGCCGAGGCCAGGATCTGGCTTTCCAGCTCGGAATCAAAGAGCTGGAACTTCATTGCCTGACCATCTCCCCCTTGACCACGGTTGCCCCCTTGAGCCAGGACGGCCAGCAGTCCTGGCTTTTCCCAGCCAATGCCCTGAAGAAATCCTCGGCACGCATGGCCACCATCCATCCCGTGCTGTTCTTCTTGAAGGCCACGGCAGGCAGCTTGTCCTTGCCAGCATCACCCACGGACTGCTCGATGGCCTTGTGGATGTTCAGGTTCTGCACCCACTTGACCTCCCAATGGAAGCCGTCATCGGAAACCACATCAGGCGAGTCGGGAGAGCCAGAGAACTGCCTCCCCCTACGGGCCGAGACACCGACGGACCGAAGGAAATCCCTCCAGGCCCTCTCCCCTCGCTTGCCCTTGGCGCAGGAATTGATCGGCATCTCGGCCCCTCCTCAGTACTTCTTGGAAGCGGCTGCGTTGTCCACCAGGTTGGGATAGGGTCTCCCCGATGCCCGTGCCCTGGCCTTGGCAAACGCCTTGGCCTTGGGTGAGAGCCTCTTGGAGGCCTTCTTCCTGGCGTACTCCTTTTCCCAGAAGGGTTGGTCCTTCATCAGAAGATGTCCCCTCCCTTGGTTGCGCCCTCAACCTCCTTGAGGGTGATCGAGAGATACTTGCTCCCGTCCTTGCCCTCCTGGACCCAGCAGGCGGCTTTGTACTTCCCGCCTGGGATCTCGATTCCCTCGTCCACCCACTGCTCGCCGACCTTCTTGCGACCCGTGGCGAACTTGGGTGCCTTGGGATTCTCCGCAGCCTTCCTGTTGGCAAACAGGTTGAGCTTTATGCCTTTCGCTTCCGCCGTTTGACTGGCCATTTTCTGTATCCTTTTCCGCCATCCTCTATTTTTGTGTATGCATCATGGAGTCGCAGGATGGCGTTCCACGCCTCCCGATGCGGGGTAAGGTCTCCGAGGGTTCTCTCCTCAACGTCCTGCTCGTAGCCGACACGCAGGATCTTGATCGTCCCGATGTCGTCATCAAACGGGTGGCACGCCTCATACAGGGTCTTGTAGGCGTAGCCCTGCAGTTCGTACTGGGGCTTCAGCGAGCTAGAGGTCTTAAAGTCCACCAGGACCAGGGACCCGTCCTTGTCCCTGGCGATGCAGTCAATGGTTCCACCGTACCCCAGCTTGGCTGATGCAAGCTGGATCTCCGTGTGCACCCGATCCAACCCGCTCTTCCACCACCACTTCTTGAAAGTATCCAGCATCTCCATTGCCGCCTTGACCTCGTCCTTGTCGCATAGCGACAGGTCGCATTTGAACCCCTCAAGAAACCCCTGGGATAGGAAGTGGAATATGGATCCGATCCTGCGCTTGCGTCCCCCATGTTTTTCAAGGTCCTTGCCCTCCTTGCCCAGCTTGTGTGCCCAGTTCACCAGGGCTGGAATGCTAATGTACCTGTTGATGAGCGAGGTAACCCCAAGGAGAGTCTTCCCCTTGTCTTTGTACTCCTGGTGGGGAGCCGAAAGATCCAGCCGCTCGGTCTTCACTGGATGGATAGCCTGATGGTGAAAGCCATCAGCATAAGGCAGACCAGAATCGACATAAGAATGGCCATGTCGTTTTCAGGGTCTGGGGTGCTCATGTCTTTTTTCGTCTGCTTTGCAGTTGCTTTTTGCCCGAGGAAATCCTCGGGGGCTTATAGCCCAAAAGCGACAAGGCCCTATCCCACTCCATCTTGGATATGCGAAGAACCCTGATCCCAAACTCCTTGTTTGGGCTTACGCTCCATGTCCCCAAGGGGGGATTTTTACTCATTTGATTTCCCCTCTAATGCGCTCCACCACCAGCTTGGAGTGCTTCACAATGGCGGATAGCAGTGCGGTGTCGGCCTTACCAATGAAAGGCTCGTCCTCCTTGTCGGACTTTGGCGGAACCGCAGGATGAGAGATGCCAAGTTTTTTGCAGGAAGAGGAGGTCAAGCTCCTGGCAAACCTGTAGAGGTCTGCATCCGTCAGCTGGTGCTCCTCGCACAACTGGACGAATTTTTCGGTCACATCCCCCAGGCTCTCGTCAGGCTGGTTCCTGGAGGATTCCTTCTCCAGGGATACCACATTGACTGGCCTGTCGGTGGCCTTGGCCAGTTCCTCTGCCGAACACATCCCATCCTCTATGCCGATGCCCAGCATGGAGAGAGCACGCCCGACTGCGCTCGTCTCGGCGTTTTCCAGGGCTGCCGCCCCGTTGATGTTGCCCTGCCACTTGGCCTGGCTGTGCCCGATGAAGTACCGCTCGGGATGCTCCACGTTGGGTGTCACCTTGGCACGGATGAAAACGTGTGCCGTGGGATCCCCGATAATCTCGCTCTCTATTCTCCCGTTGGGGAAGAGCTTGTTGAAGGCCCCCACCTTGGTGTGCACCATCACGTATGATTTTCCCCGCCCGATGTCGATTGCCTTGAGTCCTCCGACTTGATTCATTTCCTGTCCTCCTTTTTAGTTTTTTTGTTTTTAGCTTCGCCCATGACTTGGACAAAAATTGTCCTATGCTTTCGCCAAAAGCGCAGAGTCCACCCACTTTTTGCAGGTAAGCCTCTTGTCGTTGGGACACCGTTTCAGCGAGACCTTTGAGGCCCATGCCCTCGTGGACCCGTAGCTACGGTTGAGGTAAACTCCCACGTCCCGAAGCGTCCACCAAGGTTGGTTTAATATGCGATTTGTTTCCGATTCCCCGTAAAGTTTGCGTTGAGTTCCCATGTCTGGTTTTGTTATCCGACTGCATACATCTGTCAACAAATGTTTTTATTTTGTTCGCTATTGACATGTGTCTGGTTTTGTCACAATCTGTCACCCATGAAGAAACAACCAAATAAGTCGATCACTGGCACGACAGGGTTGCTGAACTACAACATCGGTCTGCGATGCCCCAAGGAGACCAAGCTGGCTGTTGAAAGAATGGCCAAACTCCTGGGCCGCTCTGAGAACTCGGTCATCATTGACTGCATAATGACCGTGGACCAGATGAGCAGGGCGATGTCGGAACGTGAGGCCACCCGCATGCCGATGATCGTCCACATGCTCAGGCAGGCCTCCACCTACCTGGCCTCCCACGGAAACCTCGCCTAATGGCATTTGCCTACAAGCGGGGTGACTACTGGAAGGTCATCTGCAAAATCGGTGGGCGCATCAAGGAGGTGGCCACCAGACAGAAGGGGCGAAGACCCAATGACGTGGTCTTCGCCATCGTGGAGAAATACCGCCAACTGGAGGGCTGCGAAAAACAGGGCCTCCCCTGGGCGGACAAGACCACCACTGTAGCCGATCTGGTCAAAGCCTACTGGGAGTCAAACCCCAGTCTGGGCGAACACTCCAGGCGGAAGAAGCAGGGCACCCTCAGCCAACTGGTGGCCGAGATGGGTGACAAGGTGGCCTCCACGATCAACATCATCGACTGCGAGAAGTTCCTCAGAAAGCCCTTTGACATCACGCTCAAGGAGGTCAGCCGAAACACATACCGAACCCAGCTCGCCTCCGTTTGGGCGTGGGGGATGAAGAGGAAGCTGGTGGCCGAAAACCCCTGGAAGGAAATCACCTACAAGATCTCCACCCGTTCCCCCAGGAGGCCCCTGACCCCTGACGAGCAGGACAAGATTCTTCTTACCGCAAAGGGGAACGAGCTGCTGGCCATCGCCCTTGGATTGTTTCAGGGGGCCAGGATCGGGGACTGCATCAACCTGTGCTTTGAGCATGTCAACCTTACCAACAAGACCATTACCTTCATCAATAGGAAGGGTGGCACCGATGACAACAAGCGGCCCCAGGTCATGCCCCTTCACCCCTTTCTCCTGCAGATGTTCAGCCAGCTTCCCAGGTATGGCAATGCCTTCACCATGCACCCCAATGACCTTGGGTTCAGGGTCAAGAGGGCATTCATCAAGGCTGGCATTTTGGGTGTCACCCACCACTTTTGCAGACACACGTTTATATCAGACAGAATCAACGCAGGATGCTCCCAGGCGCAGGTTGCCGAGCTTGCTGGCCACTCCACCTGGAATATAACCAGACGCTATACGCACCAGAACGTGGAGGCTCTCAGGGGTGTCCTGGAGCTACGGACTGGGGCCATAGCTCAACGGTTAGAGCAGGGGACTCATAATCCCTTGGTTGATGGTTCGAGTCCATCTGGCCCCATCAGCCACATTAGCAGGGCTAATCCATGACATTAGATTTCAATACCACCTCCATTTATTCTCCATGTTTGGTGGCAAAAATGGGGTGCAACCAATATCAAAAGCAGACAAAAGCAGACACTCTAAAGAGTTGTAAATTCGAACTATTGGATCCCGACAGAGATTCCCAAAAAGTCCTTTGCGTTTGAACCAGAAATCAAATTGTGACGACAGAACAACAACTTACATAAAGACATCCATTTTTTCTACATGGTAGCACCCATTTATCAGGTCTGGATGGATCCCGTAGCTGGTGAAGAAATCATAGAGCTGCATGTTGGAAACAATATCCCGCCAACACCTCGGCTGGATGAAGTAAAAATCAGCGGAGTTTTCCCCAGTTCTTTTGTACATAACCCTGGTGCTGCTGGGTATGACACGGCTCCTGTTTGCAACGAGAAGATCGTGGAGGTACTCTGAGATTATGAGATGGATCGCCTGCTTATTGGTCATGCTGACTGCCCCGCTTTGTGCCCAGGACTTTGAGTGGGTGATGAACAGCTATGTTACCGTTGGAGAAGATGAATCCGTCTACGTCACCCGAGGCGAAAGGACATACATCGGGAGCGTGGTAGACGAGAAGGACGGCACCTTCTGGGCGATGGGCAAAAACGGGTCCTCCGTCTTTGGAACCCGAAACGGGGACCAGCTTATCTTGTTGAAGTCGCCTGCTGGCGATAACGACTGACTTCGCCACGGAGTTCCCTTCTCGGCTTGTACTCGGTGACCAGCCCAGCCGTCAGGGCCTGGGCATTTTCCTGGCTGACGCTCTGCTCTCGTAGGATCCTGATTACTTCCCCACGGGAAAGGCCAAGCCGAATGGCCGCACTTATGATGTCGGACGTTTCCCTGAAGATCTTTTCCCGTGCCGCAACCATACCCCTGTAAGCCTCAAGCCTGGCCTCTGGCGTGGTTCTGGACTGGTCATAAAAGGCTGCGGTGAAGATTCCCGTGGCATCGTTGAGCCTGTTGTTGAACCTTCTGGCCGCAAAGCCCAGGGCCTGGCGTGAGTCCACCGTGACCACACGCTGTCCCGTCACGGTTGCCAGGGCCTCCAGGGCAGGGTCATAAGCTCGGCCAGTCTGGGTCACCTGACCCGTCAGGCCCTTGTAAATCCTGTCTGCCGATGTGATGGTCCCAAGGTTAAAGGCATCGAAGAGGTGTCCAGCGATGGCGGCAGAACGCTCGGGAAGGGGAGCCTCTGGATTGAATACCCTTCCACCCGTGGTCCCCTTCTTGTTTCGTGCAATATCCAGAACCTTGGAGGCAAGGATCTGCTCACCATAGAAAGGCTCAAACCCAGTCTTAACCGCCTCCAGGAACCTCCGTTCCCAGCTGCCATCCGCCTTGGCCAGGGCAATGATCGGATCCCTGAGATAGTTGTAGGGATCTACGTAGGAGAGGTTGACCTGCTGGACGTTGCCCCTGCTGTCCCGACCCAGGTAGAGCTTGGTCGAGTATCTATCCCAGGGTGCATCCAACTTCCTAATCGCCATGTCCTCCTCGTCATCAATCCCAGAGGCAAATGCCAGGGCCGAGGCAACCGCCGAGAAGCCTGCACTCGCCATCATCGTGCCAACGAGTCTGTAGGCACCAGTCTTCCTGACCTCTGTGTTTGGGCTTCTCAGTTCCTCGTTGATGGTGGAGAGGAGATTGTATCCAGTCCTGACCACCTCCAGGGGGAAGCTGATGAAGGCACCCACAAAGGGCTGCTGACGAAGGAAGTTGCCCAGCCTTGGGATACGACTGTATGTGGGCAGACTATTGAGAACCTTGTCAGCGGCCTGGCGTTCCAGGCTGGAGACTGGGGTAGCTGGGAATGCACGGCGAAGCCTGGAAAGCTCCACCTCGTAGGCGATGATCTTGGGGATCGCATCCCCAAGCTGGTAGGCCTTTGTTGCACCCCGCCCGATGGTCTTGATCGCCCCGATGAAGTGATTGTCAAAGATGTCCTGGGCGGTGTTAACCTGTGCGTTTTTGAAGTAGGATTCCAGCTCAGAGGCGTACACGCTCTGCCCAAGGATCCCCAGCTTGGTCAGCTTAGCCACGTAGTTCCGCATGTTGGCATCCCGACCCAGGCCCAGGTAGGTGGCCGCCCCAGGGATCGCCAGCTGTTTGAGCGTTCTAACGGCGGTGTTTGCGTCTGGGCTGAACACGTATCCGTTGGCCACCAGGAACATTCCGTTACCAATCACGTTCCTGACCTGGGTCTGCACGGACAGCACGGTCTTGGCGAACTTGGAGAATCCATTGAGGCGCAGGTAGTAGTCGGTCACCTTCTCCATGAAGGTCTCTGGCTGCGCCCCACGGCCAAAGGTGTCCTTGAGCGCATCGGCTATTTCTTGGCTGGTGTAGACATCGTTACGCATACCCTCGACAAACATGTTCAGGGGGCTGGCCGTACGGGAACCATCGGTCACCAGCTTGACGGTGAAGTTGCCCCTGGGGTTGGGGAAGAAGATGCTGCCCATTCCAGCGTCCCGAAGGTTCTTGAGCATGTTGTGGGTCTCCAGGAGGCCAGCCATCTTGGAGACGGACTTGAGGAAGTTGACACGGGGATCCTTGATTTCCCCCCAAAGCATCCTGACTTCTGGCGGGATATCCTTCCTGGCCGTGATGATACTAAGGTCCTTGGTAAGGACGCTCCCCAGCTGTCCAAAGGGTGAGTCGGACTCGGGCTGGGCCAGGGCATCGATCTCAGCCTTCACGTCAATCCCACCCGCCCTGGCCTGCTGGATCCCAGCCTGGAAGTCGGCCTTGTATTGGTCTGACTCTGGGTTGATGGACTCCTCTCCCCTGGCCAGGCTCTGTTGCTTGGCGTAATTGGCGGCAAACTTCTTTTCGGCGTACTCCCGCACAATGGTCTGGAGCCTGTTCTGAACTTCTTTCGGAAGGCTGTTGAACGGGTTCTGGTACTTCGGATTCTCCCATTTCTCGTAGCTACGATGTAGATACACGCCCATGTTTGCAGTCACCACGGGAACAAGATTATCTGGGATGGCTCCTGAGCGGATTAGTTCTGAGGAAAGACTGTCGAGCAGGTTCCGCATGTTACCGATGGCCACGGCGATCTGCGGGTTGAGGTTCGCACGCACCGATGGGTTCTGCAGGGCATCGTTGAGACGCTTGATCTGGGGTTCGGTAAGCTGGGAAAGATTCTTGCCCGTGACCTTCTTGATGGCGGCTTCCAGGTCGTCCACGGCGTTTTGTGCACGAACCATCTTTTCGTTGATGTTGAACCCCTGCTGCTCGATGGTGCGGAACATTTCATAGGGCAATGCACCGCCCGTGCGGAGGTTGCGCTTGCCAAACTGGATGACGGGTTCCAGGACCCGTTGGAACTGGTCTCCTCGGACGGAGGCCCTTACTTCTGGTAAAACTTGTCCTTGGCCTTCTGCACGGCTGAGAGCGTCTGATCTACCGAGGGCAGTCTGCCTTCTTTCCTCAATCGCTCCACGATCCCGTACAACTTCTCTGGGTCGAATGCCCCGCTGTTCGAGGGCGATTCTGGTTCCATCGGAGTGTTTGTAGTAGTTGAGTCTGGCCCCGAGGTCTTTCCAGAGTCCGATCTCATATACCCACAAGACTGCCTGAAGTTCGCTCTTGGTCAATCCAAGTTCCTGACTGG